AGGAAGGCCCGGCTTTTGCCCGGATATAAACAAAAAATTTTCAGATATTTCGTTACGCAGACTCAGGAGGAGGCTTTTTAGAAGGAGATCAGCGGTATGGGAGAAGCAGACAAGAAGAAAAATCTTTATGAGCCGAGAGAGATTGCGCAGCTGTTTCATTTTTCCAGGCGAAGAGTTGAGCAGCTTACGGCCGACGGCGTAATTGATGCGGTGCTTGTAAAGGTGAAAGGAAGGGAAGTCAGACGGTACGATCTTGTGCCGACTGTAGAGAAATACGTTCAGTATCTTTCAGAGAAGGCATATGGAAAAGCAGGACGCTCGGAAAAGGCGTTGGGGCTGCAGGAGCAAAAGCTGGAAGCGGAGATTGCGTTGAAGGAGAGCCAGGGGGAACTGCACAGGCTTAAAACGCAGATTGCGGCCGGGGAATATATCTCAATTGAAGAGGTCAAGATTGATTACGCAAAATTTTTTCTTGTATTTAAGAAGTTTGCAATGTCCCTTCCGGCCAGGATCTGCGGACTGGTATCCGGACAACTGGAGCCGATCGAGGCAAGGCGGATCGAAAAGGAGATGTCTGGTGAGATCGCAGCCCTTCTGAACTCATTCGTTGTGGCCGGGGTTGCCGAACCAAAAAAAGTAAAGGGGATCTTAGATGCCGAAAAGCAGAAAGTGGCGGAAGAAGTATCCGATTAGCCCATATCTGAAAGAAGCGCTGCGCCAGCTGCAGCCTCCGGAGGAACTGTCTGTATCGGAATGGGCGGAGAAATACCGGATCCTTGATTCCAAGGGCTCCGCTATGCCGGGACCATGGAGGAATGAAAAGACACCATATCTGAAAGAGATCATGAATGAGCTCGTGAACTACGAGACTGAAGAAATTATATTCTGTAAGTGTACGCAGATCGGCGGATCGGAAGCAATGAACAATATGATCGGCTATGTCATACAGCAGGATCCGTCCCCGGTCATGGTGGTTTATCCGACCGACAAGCTGGGGGAGAGTATTTCGGACAACCGGATCATTCCCATGATCAAGAGCAGCCCGTCCCTGAAAAAGCTGTTCCGGGAGTTCCGCTCCCAGAAGCTGGAACTGCAATTTGACGGTATGTATCTGACAATTGCAGGGAGCAATTCTCCCTCTTCGCTGGCATCCAAAGCGATCAAATATCTTTTTCTGGATGAAACGGACAAGTATCCGGGGGCAAGCAAAAAGGAGGCGGATCCGATCAGCCTTGCCAGAGAGCGTACCAAGACATTTGCAAACCGGAAGATCTATCTGACAAGCACCCCTACATTGAAGTCCGGGCATATATGGAAGGCCCTGGAAGGGGCAGATATAGAAAAACATTATTTTGTACCGTGCCCCCACTGCGGTGAAATGATCGAACTGAAATTCAAGCAGATCCGGTGGCCGGAGGGCGGAGAAGGGATCACGGCTTCGGACCGTGCGGATCAGGCGGTCTATGTATGCCAGGAATGCGGATGCGTGATCAGTGACCACCAGAAAGACAAGATGCTGCGGTACGGGGAATGGCGGACGGTCCGGAAGAATAATACATCCGGAAAAAAGATCGGCTTCTGGATCTCTACGCTGTACAGCCCGTTTGTCCGATTTTCAGAAATTGCTCTGGAATATATGAATTCTCTGGGAGATCCGGAGAAAATGCAGAACTTCACAAATAGCTGGCTGGCGGAGCCATGGGAGGATACCAGGCTGAAAACTTCCGCGGATACCGTGATGGAACGGCGCACGGAGATTCTGGAGTTTATCGTGCCGGAATGGGCCAGGATGCTGACCGGTGGAGTCGATGTCCAGGAAACCTGTATGTACTGGACCATCCGGGCATGGGGAAACTATATTACCAGCCAGAACATTGCCCATGGACAGGCAGCTTCATGGGCAGACATAGAGCGTGTCATGAACCTGGCGTATGCGATGGAGTGCGGGGATACATTGGTGGTTGCACTCTGCCTGATTGATTCCGGTTATGATGCGGACAGTACCTATGATTTCTGCGCCAGCAATTCAGACTGGGCGCTTCCCGTGAAGGGTTCATCCAATCCAATGATGAGTAACTTCAAGCTGTCCAAGATCAACCGGCAGGGGAGCAAGGCATACGGAATGAATCTTGTCCTGGTGGATGGAGACAAGTATAAGGATATGATCGCCGCCAGGATGAAAAAAGAGAATGGGCGGGGCTCCTGGATGGTGTATGCGTCCTGTGACCGGGAATATGCGGAACAGGTAACTGCGGAACACAAAGTAAATGAGAAGGTCGGAACAAAGACGATTCAGAGATGGAGACAGAAACGCAGTCATGCGGATAACCATTTCTTAGACTGTGAGGTATATGCGTTGGCTGCTGCTGATATGATGGGTGTGCGATCTATGCACCTGGATACTGCCGAGGAGCCTGCAGAGGCAAAGAAAAGCCGGGAAGAAACACAGTCGGAAGAGGAGGCATGGATCCGGACAAATGAGGATTGGATATAGGAGGGAGCGCTTATGGCAATGACAGCGGAGGAAAGGCTGAATGAAGTCGAGACAGCGATTACGAAGGTGCTGTGTGGCGGTCAGTCTTACCAGATAGGATCAAGGAAACTGACAAGGGCAGATCTTTCACTGCTCCGGCAGATGCAGAAAGAATTGCAGGCGGAGGTGGCAGCAGGGAGCGGCGCCGGACTGTTTGACGATACATATGTTGCCTTTTTTGAAGGGAGGTGATGACGTTGAGCTGGCTGGATAACGCAATTGCGTTCCTGTCTCCGGAATGGGGTGTAAAAAGGGCTGCATGGCGGTTCGCGTATCAGGAAATCAGAAACTATGACGCGGGGAACACCGGAAGGCTGAATGCGGGATGGAGTGTATCGAATGTTTCCGCGGAAATGACAGACCGGGCAAGCAGGGAATATGTCCGGGCAAGGGCCAGGGATCTGGAACGGAATTCGGACATCATGAACTCCATACTATGGGCAAGGAAACGGAACGTGATCGGCAGCGGATTTCAGCTCCAGGCAAAGACGTCAGGCGAAGACCTGAATACGGAATTGGAAAAGCTGTGGAAAAAATGGTGCAAAGCAAGGAACTGCGATGTGACAGGGACGCAGAGCCTGAATCAGATTCTCCGTATGGCAGTTGTAAGGAAGCATGTGGATGGAGGGATCCTCTTTGTGAAACGCTATACCAGGGACGGCATGATACCGTTCTCTTTACAGATGATCGAGGTGGACGAACTGGACACCATGCATGTGATACCGGGAAACCCGAAGCATAAAGTGGTGGGAGGAATTGAGTATAACGAGTATAACCGCCCGGTGGGCTACTGGATCCGGCAATATCAGATTGATGGGATCTCCATTGCGGAGCCCGTGTATGTGAAGGCGGATGATGTTCTGTTTTACCATTCGAAAAGGCGGCCTTCCCAGATTCGGGAAATGTCAGATATGGCGCATACGATCACCAGGATCCGGGACGTGAATGAGTTTGTGACAGCGGTATCGGTCAAACAGCGGATCGAGGCGTGCCTTGCCGTATTCATCAAAAAAGCGCTTCCTGTGTCAGGAATCGGGAGGACAAATACACCTGCACATGACAGCAGGGTGGAATACGATGGAAAACGTCTTTCACCAGGTATGATACAGGAGATGAATGCGGGGGACGAGATTGAAGTCGTGAATCCGACCGGACAGTCTGCGGATGCTACATCCTTCGTAAAGCTGCACCAGAAGATGATAGGAGCCGGACAAGGGCTTTCCTATGAGGCAACGAGCCGTGACATGTCGGAGACAAATTATTCTTCCGCAAGGCAGGGAGCCATCGAGGATGAACTGACTTTCATGGAAGAGGAGGAGCAGATCCTTTCCATACTGGATGAGATTTATGAGACTTTTGTGATTTCCTGCGTACTTGCCGGTCTGGTATCGATTCCGAACTTTTGGGAAAACAAAGAGGACTATCTGTCCCATGAGTGGATCAAGATGCCTAAAAAGTGGATCGATCCTCTGAAAGAGGCAAACGCCACAAAGACTGCCTTGAATTTCGGTATTAAAACCTATAAGCAGATCGCGGCAGAGAACGGTACGGATTGGAGAACACAGATTGATGATATGGCGGAGGTGTTGGAATATGCGTCAGAAAAAGGAATGGATTTAGGAGGTGTGCTGTTTGACGGGAAACTTAAAGGAGAAAAGGAAAGATCGGATGAAGAGCAGGAGGAGCAGGAATCCGACTCTGCAGCAGGCGAAAATCCCGGTGCAGGCGATCCGGATGCTGCGGACACAGACGGAGCAGATGGAAACCAGGGAGAAGGATAAAGGAATCCGGGAGCTGACCGGCACGATCCGCACAATGGAAGGAGAAGGCAAGGAACGGACATTCCAGCTTTCATTTTCATCAGAGGAGCCTTATGACAGATGGTTTGGGACGGAGATCCTGGATCATTCGCAAGGCTGTATCAACATGGAGCGCCTGAGTACGATCGGGGTTGTACTGTATAACCACAAAAGGGATGACGTGATCGGAAGGATAGACCGGGCGTGGGTGGAGGGGAACAGGGGATATGCGGAGATCACATTTGATTCGGATGATCTGTCTGAGAAGATCTACCAGAAGGTCAAGGGAGGCACGTTGAAGGGTGTTTCTGTCGGATACCTGGTGGATTCATGGGAGGAAGTAATGCCGAACAAACAGTCCGCGGACGGCCGGTTTACGGGGCCGTGTTCCATTGCAAGGAGATGGACGCCATATGAGATCAGCATCGTGTCGGTTCCTGCGGATCCTACGGTGGGAGTTGGACGGTCCATGTATGGAAAAGCTGTGGACGAGGTTTATGAGACCTATGTGCGGCAGCTGCAATATAATAAAAATCTTTTAAAACAGGAGGGCAATCAGAATGACAAGAGAACAGATGCTTGCACGTCAGAATGAGCTGCTCAATCAGGCACGTACTGCCGGAAGAGCGATGAATGCTGATGAAAGGGCGGAATTTGATGCACTGCAGAGGGCGATTGATGCGTTGAATGCAGTAGCGGGCGGGAATGCCGGAAGCGGACATTCCGGCCAGAGGGCAAAAGAGACTGAGGACGATGGTGAAAGCGGCGAAGAGGAGGATGAAGAAGACGATGACAATTCCCAAAAGGCTGTTGAAGAAGAACGCATGAGGATCCGTCAGATTGAGGACATGTGCAGCAGCTTCGGAATGGATGCGCGTACATATGTAGACAATGGAAGCACTCTGGAAAGTGTCAGGGAGGCGGTGATCGCACATATGATGCAGCAAGGTGCTCCCATCCGTTCCGGAATCCAGGTGGTAGACTCGGAACAGGACAAATTCCGGAGGGCTGCTGCCGATGCGCTGATCATGCGTTCCGGTATGGAATTGGAGCAGCCTGCGGAAGGCGCAAGAAATCTCATGGGGATGCATCTTCGTGATCTGGCGATTGAATGTCTGCAGATGGACGGAACAGACGAGCGCAATCTGAACCGGAGGAATACGGATGAGCTGTATTCTATGCTGCAGAGGGGCTTTTACAATCCAGAGGCGGCGTTCCCTGCCATCCTGGACAATACAATTGAAAAGGCGTACAGGGAAGGACATAAGAAAGTGTCCGTAACATTTGACAGGATCACCAAAAAGGGGACGCTCTCTGACTTTAAGACACACGACAACTACTATATCGCCGGTCCGGTCGGGGAATTTCTGGAAGTACCGGAGAACGGTGAGCTAAAGCACGATGTATTCCGGGATGACAAGAAAGCTGAAGACTTATGGACGTCAGTTCACGTTATCCAGGAAAGCCTTCATTGACGATGATATCAGCCTGGTGACGTCCCTTCCGGCCAGATATGCGGCATCCGCGCGCAAGACGATCAATAAACAGGTATATCAGGTTCTGGTTCAGAATCCTGCTGTCTACGATGGGGTAGCTCTGTTTTCATCCCAACATAAGAACCTTTTAAAGACTGGTACCGGCGTGA